AAATGCGCGAGTAGCCGCATCAAAGATGGGCTTCTTTGTTAGCCCCGAAGGTGATGGCTTTGTAGGCGATGATTATGATAATCATGCACCAATTATGGACGCTTCGCCTGGCACGTTCACACACCTGCCGCAGGGTATGGATTTCAAAGCGTTTGACCCATCGCAGCAAACAGATAATTTTGCTGATTTTGAGAAAGCTATTCTGCGCGGTATCGCATCAGGGCTAGGCGTTAGCTATGTATCACTTGCTAATAACCTAGAGGGCGTTAGCTACTCATCCATCAGGCAAGGCACTATCGAAGATCGTGATCACTTCAAAATGATGCAGCAGTTTATGATTGATGCATTTATTGACCCTGTATATCGTGCGTGGCTAGAAATGGCTATCACTGTTGGCAAGCTAAATCTGCCTATGGGTAAATATGATTTATTTGCAGATAACGTAATCTACAGACCGCGCGGATTTGCGTGGGTAGACCCACAAAAGGAAATAAATGCGAGTGTAACCGCGCTGAATAACGGCATTGTTACCTTGCAGGATATACACGCGCAATACGGTAAAGATACAGAAGATGTATTTGAACAGATTAACCGCGAGAGCGAATTAGCAGACCGTTACGGCATAGATACCGCTTTCCAACCTTATGGCACTAAACTGCCAGCGCAGCCTAGCATAGACGTAGGACAAGATGGCGAACTATAAAGGCGTAGATATCAGCTTAAAGCCTACAGAGGGAATGGCGGCAGAAGCGCGAAAGTTCTTTAAGTGGCGTGAAGAAGGCAATCAGGGCGGCACTGCTGTAGCTGTAGCTAGAGCGCGTCAGCTTGTAAATCGTCAGGAATTATCGGCTGATACAGTACGCAGAATGCATAGCTTTTTTAGCCGCCACGAAGTAGATAAACAAGCCGAAGGGTTTAGCTCTGGCGAAGAGGGCTATCCATCAAAAGGCCGCGTGGCGTGGGCAGCGTGGGGCGGTGATGCAGGGCAAACTTGGGCTAGGGCTAAAGATGCCGCGCTAGACCGCATCGATGAAGGTGAACGCGATATGACAAACGATTTAAATTCTGATAATATGACCCTAGATGTAGAGGGCGAAGATATGGAAAACAGACATATTATTGATGTTACCGAAACTGATGAAACTTATACGGTTACATTTGAAAAGCATAGCGAAGAAATGCGGCCTTATGATGATGAGGAAAAAGAGGAACGCTTTGACCGTTCTGCGCTGAATTATCGCGCGGCTGATGGCGAAATGGTTAATGAAGATGACCGCAGGGTGCGAATGTCATTATCATCAGAAGAGCCTGTAGAGCGTTCATTTGGCCTAGAAGTGCTAGAGCATAGCGAAGAGGCAGTAGATTTAACAAGGTTAAACTCTGGTCATGCACCTTTATTGCTAGACCACGATTTAACTAAACAAATTGGCGTTGTCGAACGTACATATCTTGATGCAACTGACCGCAGACTACGGGCAGTGGTGCGCTTTGGAAAAGGTGCGCTTGCTAGAGAGATATACGATGACGTTAAGGATGGTATCAGAAGCAACGTCAGCATCGGCTACCAAATCCGCAATATGGACGCTAAGAATGATAGGGCTGGCACAGTCAGCGTTAATTCTTGGATGCCATACGAGGCTAGTATTGTGAGCGTTCCCGCAGATGCAGGGGTAGGCGTTAATCGCAGTGCTGAAACAAAAACCGTCATAGAAGTGAAGGAAACTCCAAAAATGACAGAACAAAATGTGGATGAAATCCGCGAAGCAGCATCAGAAGCAGCTAAGCGCGATTTTCAGAAGAATGCTGGCGAAATCATTAAGCTAGCGCAAAAGCACAACCGCAGAGATTTAGCCGACCAAGCAATTGGCGATGGCCTATCTGTTGCACAGTTCAGAGGCGTTCTACTGGACGCAATTGGCGAAGGCACACCGCTAGAGCAGTCTGTTGGTGCGGTTGAAATGTCAGCTAAAGAAGAGCGTGATTATAGCTTTATGAAAGCTGTTCGCGGTCTAGTAAACGGTTCTGGCTTACAGGGTTTAGAGCGTGAAGTTTCAGAAGAGATCGCAATGCGTTCTGGTCGTGAAGCTCGCGGGTTCTACGCACCAGACCATTTCTGGACAGGCAAGCGTGATTTAACTGCTGGAACAAACAGTGCTGGTGGTTTCTTGAAGCCTACAGAGCATCTAGGTAATGAGTTTGTAGACGCGCTTCGCGCCCGTCTAGTTTTCTCTGAGCTAGGCTCTCGCGTAATGTCTGGCCTTAAAGGTGATGTTGCTATTCCGAAGCTATCAACTGGCGTATCCGCTGGTTTCGTGGCAGAGAATGGTGCAACTTCTGAGGTTAACGCTGTTTTCTCACAAATTACAATGTCACCTAAATCGCTAGGTGCATTCACTGACGTATCACGCCTACTGATGATCCAAAGTGACCCATCAGTTGAGCAGATTGTTCGTGATGATTTGCTAAACAGCATTGCACAGAAAATCGAAGATGTAGCTATCGAAGGTGGCGGTTCTAACGAGCCTACAGGCATCACTGGTACTACTGGCATCGGTTCTGTCGCTATCGGCACTAACGGTGGCGATTTGACTTGGCAAGCAATCACAGACCTAGTTAAAGAAGTTGAAGTAGACAATGCCGCCATTAACGGCAACACATTGGCCTATCTGACTAACCCAAAAGTGAAGTCACATATGGCATCAACTTCTAAGGTAGCATCAACAGACAGCATTATGCTTCTGGAAGCACCTTATAACAATGTTTACGGTTACAACTTGGCAACCACAAACAACGTACCATCAGACCTAACTAAAGGCACACTATCAACTGCATCTGCGTTGATTTTCGGTGACTTTAGCCAGCTAATGATGGGCTTCTTCTCTACTCCTGATATCCTGATTGACCCATATACAGGCGGTTCATCAGGTGCAGTACGCATCCGCGTCATGCAAGAGATGGACATTGCAGTGCGCCACGCACAGTCGTTTGCGGCTTGCTTGGACATTGATGCCTAAATATAAACAGCAGGGGCGGTATCAGCCGCCCTTGCTATCTTTATAGGGGATTGTGATGAAGGTAAAAGTTACACGCACTTGCTTAGTGCAGGGCAAAGAGGTTACTGCTGGCGATGTTATAGATTTGCCAGATAACATTGGCCTTGATTTAATTAACATTGGCAAGGCGCAGCCGCACGATGATACTAGCATCACTGACCGCGCAGTAGGCTTAACAAGAAAATCTGCTGGCGCAATTGTCAAAAGAGGCAAGAAAAAATGAAGGTTTACATCAAAGAAGATTGCGTAGGCGATGGCAAGGCTTTGGCAAAAGGCAAAGAATATGATTTGCCCAAGGCTATAGCAGAAAAGCTTATAGCCAGAGGGTTTGCATCAAAGGATGCGCCAGTTAAAAAGGTTAAGGCTGAAAGCGCAGAGTAATGGCTGTAGAAACCGCAGATGATAGAGCTATATTTTTTAGCACTGATGATTTTGGCATTACTGCCGTTTATTTTCCGCTGGCTGGGGGGCAGTCTAACGTTAAAGGCATTTTTGATAGCGAGTTTATCGAAGTGGATGTAGGCGGTAATGTAGGCGTGGCGATGCAACAAAAAAGATTTGTATGCAGAACAGCAGACGTAGCTAATGCAGCAGAAAACGACCAGTTCCGCATAAACGGGTTAGACCACTTTGTTAGAATAGTGCAAGATGATGGCACTGGCATTACAACTTTTGTTTTAGAAGTACCAGCTTAATGGCGCACGTTAGAAAACAGATTAGGGATGCAGTAGTTACAGCGTTAACTGGCTTGTCTACTACTGGCAGCAATGTTTACCGCAGCCGCGTTTTCCCATTAGAGAAGGCTAAGCTACCAGCTTTAGCTGTTTTTAGTAAATCAGAGGCGGTTGAGTTCGATACGTTACACATACCGCGTTCTATAAATAGGGTTTTAGAAATTGGCGTAGAGGCGTTTGTTACTAATATGACAAACGTAGATAACACGCTAGACACTATTGCTGTAGAGGTAGAGGAAGCCTTAGCAGCAGATGTAACGCTTGGTGGCTTGGCAAAAGATTTACAAGTTACCGCGTTTGAAGCGGATTATAGTGGCGATGGTGAAACCACGCTTGCTATAGCCCGTTTCACTGTTGAGGTGCAATACCGCACACTTGAAAATGACGTAGAAACTGCCGCTTAATAGGAGATTTTTAAATGGCAACTTTAGTGGGTAAAGACGGTGTTGTTAAAATCGGCAGCAACACTATTGGCGAAATTCGCACATATTCTTTAGAGCAAACAATGGATGTTATCGAAGATAGCAGCATTGGCGATACAGACCGCACTTATACTAGCGGCCTTAAATCATTTAGCGGCTCTATGGATGTATATTTTGACGATACAGACACAGGCCAGCTAGACGTACAGGTAGGCGATACAGGCACTATTGCGGTGCAAGTTGAGGGCGATACCAGTGGCGATCACCAGCTATCAGGCTCTATTATTGTAACAGGGCGCACTATCAACGCATCATTCGATGGGATGGTAGAAGCTTCGGTTTCATTCCAAGGCACAGGCGCACTTTCAGAAGGTACTGTCTAAATTATGTCTATTGGTAATCAGATTGCGGCTAACCGCAATAAAGAAAGGCGCGTTATCGAAGTTCCCGAATGGGGTGATGATGCGCCAGTTCTTTTGTATGTTGGAGCGATTACTGCTGGCGATATTTCTAAGTTACAAAGAAAGCACAAAGACTTTCTTAATAACATGACTATCGATGGCATGATTGACCTGATTATTACAAAGGCAGAAGATGCAGATGGAAACCGCGCTTTTACGTTAGAAGATAAAGCAACGTTGATGCGCGAGCCTGTCAGCCTCATAGCCGATATCGCTGGCAAGATGTTTGGCGATATTGTGGAGATTGAGGAACAGGAAAAAAACTAAAAAGCGATCCGTTAAGGCTTAACATTATGGCTTTGGCGGATCGTTTACACAAAACTCAAGGCGAGATAGAAGAGTTGAGCCTATCAGAGTTTAACGAGTGGATTGCTTATTTCAAGGTGGTAGAAGATGGCGCAGCCAAATCTTAAATTTAAAATTACTGCCGTTGATGTAACGCAAAAAGCTTTTAGCGCAGTGCGTAGAAGTTTGGCTAGAGTAAGCAAAGCTTTATTCAGCTTTAAAACTTCTATAGCTGCTGTTGCTGGTGCGGCTGGTCTGGGCTTGCTGGTAAAATCTTCTCTAGACAGCATAGACCGCATTTCCAAACTATCCCGAACACTAGGCATATCTGTTAGAGATTTGCGAAAACTAGAGCTTGCAGCAGATTTATCTGGCATCCAGATAGATACGCTTGCCAGAGGCGTTAGAACGCTAAATAAAGGCATGATTGATTTTGTGCGCGATGGCACAGGCGAAGCTGTAGACGCTTTTGATGCTTTAGGAATTTCTGCCGATGATTTGAATGGCGTAATGGGTGACCAGTTCAAAGTATTGGAATTGATTGCCGATAGGTTTGAGAGCGTACAAAACAGCGCAGAGCGTTCTGCTATAGCTCAACAGCTATTCGGTGGCAGGGCATCAGAGCTATTGCTGGTGCTAGAAGAGGGCAGCGAAGGTTTAAGGCGCATATCTAAAGAGGCCGCAGATTTTGGCCTTTTATTATCTGCTTCTACAGCCAGAAACGTAGAAGAAGCTAACGATGCATTTACGCGGCTAGGCAGCTTGTTTACAGGCTTGCGTGATACCGTAGTGGGCGCACTTGCACCAGCATTTCAGCTTGTAGCAGATACAATTAGAAACAAGTTACTTGCCGCCATTAAAGATGCTGGCGGTGTAGAGGAGTTCGGCAAAAATCTAGCTAGAAGCATAATAATCGCTACGCGCGATGCTAGCGCGGCTATGATAAAATTTGCAAATATCCTAATCGGTCAAATTAACAATATTTTAAAAGGCTTTGACCAGTTAGAGCGTTTTTTTGGAGGCGGGATAACCAGCGCAGAGTTTGATAAATCTTTTAATGATTTAATTATGAAATTTGAAAAATTAAGCGGCATGAACGGTTCGCAGAATTTTTCTGATGCGATGGCAGAAATAAAGCTATCTTTATCCCGCCTTGCTGACCCTGCTAACAGAACAGCAGAAAATATTGCTTTAGTAAGTATGGAATTAGAAAATTTAGCTAATCGCAATATAAGCGCAGTTGCAGTTGTAGGCACGTTAAGAAGCAGTTTAGAAGAATTGCAAAGCCAAGCAGGGAATGTGCGCGAAGAAACTTTGCAGCTAGGCACTATAACTTTAAGCACTAATGATGCTTTTAACAGGCTTTTAAATTCTGTTGAGAACATGAACACCGAATTAGGTGGTTCTGGCGGCTTGGCAGAAAGCACTAACACTGCGGCAATAGGCACGAAAATTCTTTATGATGAGTTTGGCGATTTATCTAGCGCGGTAGGTGATTTATCCCCTAAGTTACAGCTCACAAAAACTGCTTTAGAACAGTATGAAGATGCATCGCATCAAGTAGGCAAAAGCTTAGACCAGCTTGCAGTAAATAGCTTAAACAAGTTAGAAGATGCGTTTGCTGGAATGGTCACTGGCACTATGTCTGCAAAAGAAGCCTTTAGAGGTATGGCTAATAGCATACTATCTGATTTAGCCCGTATAGCCGCGCGTAAGGCGTTAGGCAGCATTATGGGCGGTATGGGCGGTGGCGGCAATCCACTAGGCGCATTATTTGGCGGCTTTAGAGCTAATGGCGGTGCGGTATCGGCTGGTAAGGCGTATATGGTCGGGGAGCGCGGTGCAGAAATGTTCGTGCCTAATCAAAGCGGCACTATAGTTCCTAATAACGCTATGGGTGGCGGTGGCGGTGTAACCGTAAACCAAACCATCAATCTAACCACTGGCGTAGCGCAGACAGTCAGAACAGAGGTGATGAATATGTTGCCGCAGATACAAAACGCAGCTGTTTCTGGCGTATTAGACGCTAAAAGGCGTGGCGGTTCATTCGGCACAGCATTCGGGGCATAAACGATGGCAATAACTTATCCGCTAACATTCCCCACATCAGGCGTGGCAAGTATAAATCTTATGGCGCGTAATGTCATAGGCTCTACATCATCGCCTTTTAATCTTAAACAGCAAATCCATAAACACGCAGGGCAACGCTGGGAAGCAGATATATCGCTGCCGCCTATGAAACGCGCACAGGCAGAGGTTTGGATCAGCTTTTTTATGAAGCTATATGGTTCTTATGGCACGTTTACTATGGGCGATCCTAACGCGGCTACCCCGCGCGGCACTGCGGCTAGTACGGCTGGAACGCCAGTAGTAAATGGCGCATCGCAAACTGGTGACACGCTAAACATAGATGGCTTGCCTACATCAGAAACAGGCTACTTACTTGCT